GACGTTTTTCTTGTTGTTGTGGTTGGTTTCGGCCATGATGGTGCCTTTCGGATGGTGCGGCGTCGTCTTATTGGGTGGCGGCGTCGAGCTGGATGGTGATCTGGTATCGGGGCTGGGGCGGCGGGCCGGGGTCGGGGAAGTCGATGACGCTTTCCACGCCGACGGCGGCGATGGGGTCGAGCAGGTCGAGGTCGAGCAGTCGGGGCAGCAGCGTGCCGGTGGCGAGCTGGGCGGCCTGCCATCGGGTTTCCGCCCATACCTGTATGGCGAGGATGGGGTGGCTGCTGTATTCGTTCTCGCTGCCGCCGACGCGCTCGATGGTCACGAACCGCTTGGGCCGGTCGGCGGGCACTTCGAGGTATGCGGTCAGGCCGTCGCCGTTGGGGTCGGTGTCGATCCAGTCCTTGACCGTTTTTTCGAGGTTGAGACTCATCGCCGTTTCACCGCCTTGAGCAGCGTGTTGTGCTTCGCGTTGTCCTCCATCGCCTTCACGTTGCCTTCGGAGCCGTGCCCGGTCGTGGCGAGCGCGACGCTGCCTTTGGTGGTGCTGACATGGGGTGCGGCCTCGTAGGTCGCGCCTTCGACCTGTGCCATGCTGTTGGCGCTGGCGGCGATGAGCGTGGCCTGTTGGTCGATGGCCTGCTGGATGGGTGCGGATTGGCGTACCGCGCGGAAGCCGGCGAGGTTGAGTTTTACCTTTGCCATGTGCCGGTCTCCTATCCTCTGGTGGCGGCGAGTTCGACGGTGAGGTTCCAGCGGGTCGGGGTGATGCCGCCCGTGTAGGGGCGGGGGTCTCCGATCACGGTGTATGCGACGCCGTCGATGACCGCCTTGGCCCCGCGCAGGCTCCGGTAGGGCCATGCGCGGGGCATGTGGATGGTTTTGGCGACTCGGATGCCGTCGGGGCGGATGCCGTCGGTGAGGTTCGATTGGCTGCCGTCCTGGATGAGCACGTCTTCGACGGTTTCCTGTTCGGTGTCCCAGATGATGCCGCCGCCGGGATCATGGCCGGCCGGGGTGCGGTGGATGAGGGTGATGGTCTCGCCTTTCATGCCGCGCCTCCGGCCATGTCGTATGCCCATGCCTCGCCGTCGCCGCCCAACGCTTCCTTTTCGGAGGTGGTGAGGTAGAGGTCGCCGGCGGGGTTGGCGTAGCTCAGGCTTTCGCTGTAGCTGCCGGCGGTCTGGGTGGATTGGGTCACGCCCGACATGTCGGGGCCGGCCTGCATGGCTCGTTTGACGGCCATGCAGGCGATGCGTTTCAACGTGGCGGGTTTGGCGTTGGCCCATTGGGGGCATGTGGTGCGGATCAGGTCGCTCGCGTCCTGTAGCAGCGTCTCGGCGCGGGTTCGTTCGTCGCCGGTGAGCGCGTGCCATCGGGCTTCGAGGTCGCCGACTTGCGCGAACGGCTTCTCGTCGTCCGTTTCGTCCTCTCCCCCGCCGTCTTGCGTCATGGTTGTGCCGTCGGACAGGTTGAGCGGGGTGCTGGGGTATCCGTCCATGCGGGGTCTCCTTAGGCGAGGATGCCGGCGGCCTTGAGCTTGGTCAGCGTGGCGTTGACCTTCGCGATGATGGCCGCCGAGTCGGCGGATGCGGCGAGCTGCGCTTCGGCCGCCTGCTGGAGCACGCCGCCGCGCGCGCTGGCGGTCGGCGCGGGCGGGGTGAAGGTCGCGGGCTTGCCGGTGATCGAGTCCCATGAGACGGTGGCGACGCCTTCGGCGAACGGGGTGCCGTCGGGCTTTACCAGACGCACAGGGATGGCGAGGCCGGAGTCGTCGGCCTCGTCGGTTTTCTGCACTACGAGCGTCTGGGTGAGGGGCGCGGCCATCACTTGGCCGTCCTGCCGGTGGAGGTCGGCTTCTTGAGCACGGCGATGCCCTTGGGGTCGAGGATCGCGTAGCTGTACATGGCCTCGGTGCGGTAGGCGATCTGGTTGACGCCCTTGAGGTCCTTGCCGGTGTTGTCGGGGTCGCCGTATTCGATGATCTCGCTCCAGATGTCGCGCACCATGCCCCACTTGATGAGGCGGAAGTCGCCGAGGAAGGCGAGGATGCCGGTCGCCGGGGTGATGAGGCGGCCGTTGACCGTGCCGGACGTGGCGGCGGGGATGCCGTCGAGGCTGCCGACCTGGAGGTTGATCGGGATTTCCGGGTAGAAGCGCTGGCCGGTGGAGGGCACGCGGATCTTGCGCAGCTCGTTCGCCATGGTCTTGGACAGGGCGATGCCGTTGATGTCGTACTCGTCGCTGACGACCTCGGCGAGGCTGTCGATGTCGGCGACGCGATCGTCGGTGGCCGTCACGCCGACCGCGCTTTTGGCGAGCGCGTTGAAGCCTTCGAGGGTCGTCTTCTTCTTGGGGTCGAAGGCGTGGTAGATGACGTAGTCGAGGACGCGGCCCATCGCTGCGGCCTGATCTGCCAGAATCTTGCTGGTGATCTCCAGTTTGGCGTCTTCGTCGGCCCACTGGAGCTCGCTGCTGACGCGGGTCGTGGTCTGCACCTTGAAGCGTTTGCCGACGACAGGGGTGAGGGTTTCCTCGTAGCTGGACTTCTGTGCGCCTTCGGCGACGACCTCGGCTTCGGAATTGCCGGTGAAGACCATGTAGTCCTTGTCGAGGAAGAGCTGGGGTTCGCTCGGGGAGAGCGCGGCGATGGTGCTGGTGTCCTTGGCGCGCTTGGTGATGACGGTGGCTACTTCCTTGGGGAGCAGCACCTTGCTGGTGTCGAGTGCCATGATGATGGTTTCCTTTCAGATGAGGGGTGAGGAGGTGTTGGCCGGTTAGAGGCCGAGGTTGCGCAGGTAGTTGACCATGCTCTCGTTCGGGCCTTTGCCGGACGGCTGGCGGTCCGCGCCGTGCACGGCCGGGGCCTTGGGTTTGGGGTTGAGCAGCTCGTGGATGCGCTTGGCGTGCGATTGCATGGCTTCGAGGCTGTCGCCTTCGATCACGTCGGCGGGTACGCCGGTCTCGGCCGACACCTGCGCCTTCCAGTCGGCCTGCTGTTCCTTGGCCTTGTAGGCGGCTACCTGCGCTTCGAGTTCCTGCGTGCGCTTGGCGGCCTTCTCGGTTTCGCTCATTTGGGATTCCTTGAGCTTTTCCAGCTCGTCGGCGGCGGCCTTGTTGGCCTTCGCTTTCTTTTCCCAGTCGCGCGAGTGGCCGAGCGCTTCCTTGTATTTGGCTTCCCAGTCGATCGGATCGCCGGCGTTCTCCGTGCCGGCCGATGCCGGCGGTTGCCCGGTGCCGCCGGTGGACTCGCCGCCTTCCGGCGGGGCCGCGACGAATCGGATGTGATGGGGTGTGGGGGTGAGGAACATGGTTGTTCTCCTTGTGGTTGAGCCCTTTCCGGGCATTAAAAAAGCCGCCCGTGCGGGTGGCTGAAAATCTGTTAGACTGGAATTGTCTTGGCTTCTCTACCTCGAACCCGTTATTGGCTCTGGGAGTGAGAAGCCGTTTCCGTATCGCGTTCGACCCTGACGATGTTCCCGTCGTAGTCGATGAGCAGAACGTAGTCGAGACGTCTGCGTCGAAGCGATGACCGTATGTAGTCTTTGCAGGCTTCGGCGTCCAGTTCCGTTCTTTCCTTTTGCAGATGAATGACTGCGGCGTCTCCTTGGCGGGCTGCGGATCGGAGAAGCTGGTCTATGGTGTTTTTGCCGTGTCCTTCCGGCGCTTTGAAGTCCACTCGTTTACCGTTGATGATGGCGTCTGATGTCTTCACGCCTTGTTTGTCGCTTCTTTCGCGCACTGTCACGGCAAACCCGTTGTCTTTGAGGGCGTCGAGCGTTTTGCGTTCGTGCTTCTGAAGTTCAGACCACGCCCTTGCGCTTTCCACGGAGGGTTCCGGCGTGGTGCCGTCGTACAGCCATCGACGGTCGCGCTGGCTCATTTCCTCGGTGATGCGATGCGTCGTCCACAGGTTGTAGTCGTCTATCTCGTCTTCGTCTTTACCTGCGTCCTTCATACGGGCGACGTATTTTCCATATTCGTCGCGATTGAGCATGCCGGCGATCGTCTTGCGGCATTGCAGGTATCGGGCTTTCATGCCTTCCGGGTCGTAGCCTTTGACGTGGGCTTCTCCCCAACTGGATACGATGCGGCAGTCGTCGTTCTTGTGATATCGATTGTCCCGTCCGCCGGCCTTTTCCTCGCTCCAGTAGACGAAGCCTCGCGAGGCCATGAGGATGCAGAACGCGCAGGTCGGGCCGACCGGAACGCGGGCGTAGCGCGGTTGCGAGGGATCGTGCTCGCCGTTGAATTTGGCCGTGAGTCGTGCCGTGACGCCCACGATGTCGGCGGCGAGGTTCATCCATTCGTCTTGTCCGTATCCGTCGGTCTTCATGGCCCATAGGTCGTCCATCGTCAGCCCAGCGCGACTGCGGTGGTTGATGACGTCCACGAATTTGAGTCCGACGTGGTCGGTGCTGTTGTATCCTCCGACGATCTGCCAGAAGGCGCGATCCGCGCTCACCTGCGACGGTTCGTAGGACGGCAGTTCCACGCCGGCGGCTTCGGCCCATGCGGATCGCACCGCGTCATAGTAGTCGTTGGCGACTTGGTTGGCGCGATCCGCGTAGGTCTCGAACACTTCCGTGCGAAGGTAGTGCAGCGGGTCTTCAAAATTGTCCCACGCAACTCCGGCCGCGAGCTGCTTGGCCTCAAGGGACAGGTCGGCGAGCGCGTCCTGATAGTCGTCCCAGAGGTCGTCAAGATGGGTTTGGAATGCTTGGCGCTGCTGTGGAGTGAGGTTGTTCAGCGGCAGGTTGGCCGGTTTGCTGCTCATTGGCTTCGGCCTCCTTGCCGTCGGTCTTGGCGATCGTCAGTTTGGCTCTGAGCTCGTCGATGGATTGCTGGGTGCGCTGTTGGCGTTCGTAGGTTCGGTGGGCTTTGATTTCGTCCCATGTCAGGCCGGCGCGGCTCAGGCCCACGTCGCTGTCGGCGAAGGCGGGGTTGGTGGATGCGACCTTCTGGTACCAGTCGGCGCGGGCGGCGTCGCTGGCTTCCTTGACCGGTGCCCAGATGGGTCGCAGTTCGCGCAATGCGTCAGGGTCTGCGCCCTGATAGGCCAGTGCGATGCTCATGGCTTCCTTCAACGCGCGGCCGAAGCGTTTGTTTTGCCGGTCGGCGGTGCGGGAGAGCTTGCGTTCGGCTTCGGCCATCGCCTCGGCCGAGGCGGGATTGTCCATCGTGATGCCAAGGTCGTTGACGGGGATGTCGGTTTCGGAGCTGACCATGAGGGCGATGGTGCGCAGCATGTCGGCGTGCGGGGTCATGGATGCCTGCTGGAGCTGCTGCATGGTGGGCTTGTCGCCGTTCTTGTTGGCGGGCATGCCGTTCATGACGCTCACGATGCTGCTCCATGTGTCGTCGGTGAACTTCTTCGACGCTCCGATGAACCACACGCGGGGGGCTGCATAGAATTCGGCGGTGGCCTCCATGCGCACCATGGTTCGCAGGCCGAAGTCGGTCAGGTTCATCAGTGTGCGGGTGATGCGGCTGTTGCCCAGCGGATGGTAGGACTGGGCGTCGTTGACGAGGGGCACGACGCTTGGCCGGTCGAGGTTGGTTTCGATCGTCCGCGCCGTCCACGGGCCTTCGCTGTTGTCGATTTCGTAGACCTTGCCGGGCAGCCATACGGTGAACGCGGTGATGCGCCCGGTTCTGTCGTCCTTGTCGGTGATGGTCAAGGCCGAGCCGAGACGGCGGCGCCGGCGGTCCCAGATGCCCGCGCTCCAGTCCGCCGAGCGGGGCAGCATGAGGATGCGGCCGGGTTCGTCGGGGTCTTCGTACACGGTGATGAAGCTGCATCCGTGGATGTAGGCGCTGGTGATCGCCTCGGAGATGTCGGTGTCCCATGCGTTGTCGTCCACGAGCTCGTCCACCTGCGCTTGCAGCGGGTCGGGCGCGTCGAAGCCCTCGAACACGTTGAGGTCGGCGAGCGCTCGGACTGCTTTGTTGGGCCATCCGATCATTGGTTTGGCGAGGGCGCGCATTTCTTTGGGGATGCTGTAGGCGACGCCGTTGTATCGGTATCGGGCTTGGTAGTATTCGGCTCTCAGCATGTTGCGTGCGTAGTGGTCGCGCCATGTTGTGAGGAGTTTTTGGATGGTGGGCATGTCGTCGTCTTCGACGCCTTTGATGCGGGTGATGTTGGCGGATTGGACGGCGAGGTAGGCGTCTTGGGTGGCGGGGTTGGTGATGGCGACGCCGTTGTGGTCGGTGGTGGGCATTAGAACCATGTCTCCGTTTCTTGGGTGGGGTCTCTTCTGGTGGTCATGGCCCCGTGGAGGGCGAGGGTGACGGCGTTGAGTGGGCTGATGTCGGTGTCGTCGTCGGGTCGGTTCCATCCGAAGAGTCCGTTTTTGCCGATGGGGCGTGTGGTGGCTTTGGCGGCGGCTTGCCAGAGTGGTTGTTGGCCGTCTTCGGGCAGGTGGGTGAGGGTGCCGTCTCTGAGCATGTCCTGGAGGCGGCCGCAGGCGCGGCCCATGTCGGTGGCGGCGGTGACGGTGACGGTGACGCCGGCCTGGGCGAGGTCGGGCAGGAGCGCGGTGGCGGGGCTTTGCCCGTCGATGACGAGCGCGGCGGTTTGTTCCCAGACCTTGTCGATGAGGTTGACGGCCCACATGGTGCCGTCTTGGTTGGTGTCCCTGTATTCGGCGAGTTCGATGTGGGCGGTGTTGTCGTCGTATCGCATGCATGCGCCGATGGTCAGGCGTGTGCGTTGGGGGTTCATGTCGATGCCGAAGCTCATGACGCCGCCGGGGCGGCGGCGCTCGATGGTGGCTTCCTCCCATTGGCGGCGGTCGATGGCTTGGCTGAGGGCGTGTTCGTCCCAGATGCCGAGGGCTTCGCGCCGGAAGTCGTCGCCGGTGAGGTTTTCCCACAGGTTGGCGATGGATTCGTCGCTGGTGTGGGACGGGTAGCTGGGGTTGGCTTTCCTCCATTGGTCGCGGTCGAGGGGGTCGGCGTCGCGGTCTGCGGTGAATTCGACGTAGAGGGTGCTGTGGGTGCGGCCGGCGCGCGCTTTGTCCCTGAGGCGGGTGAACGCTTCGCCGTTGTCCCTTGGCCCGGGCGGGGTGCCCATGTAGATGGTCTGGGGGTTCCAGGCGCGGTTCTGGGTCGGCAGCATCGACGCCATCGCCGAGTCGGACAGGTGCTGGGCCTCGTCGATGACGAGCAGGGCGATCTTCTTGACGCCGCGCAATGCGCCGCGTTCTCGCGCGCGGAAGAAGATGCGCGACCCGTTGCGGAAGCGTATTTCCTCCTTGCCGGCGGCCAGGGATATGCCGTGGTCGGGGTCAACGAGACCGCTCATTTCCGGGCGCAGGACGATCGCGCACAGGCTTTCGAACGTGTCCTTGATGACGCTGAAGTGCTGGGCCGTCCACACGATGCGCATGCCGGGGGTTCGGGCGGCGCGGTGTATCGCGATCCAGCCGATGTCGTAGGTCTTGCCGGTCTGGCGCGGGATCGACAGCACCGTGTTGCGGGCGCTCCAGAAGCCGTCGGCGCTTTTCGCGAGGATGATCCGGTTGATCTGCCGCTGCCAGACGTCGAACCGGTCGCCCGCCGCTGCGGCGAGCCTGTTGAGGCTCGGCTCTCCGCTGGTGTACAAATCGTCGGGGATGATCTGGCAGCTCGCCCCGTCAATCCTCGTGTTCATCCAATCGTTCGTCCTCCGTGTCCAGGGCCTGCATGGCCGGATCGTGCCCGTTCGACGCCTTGTCGATCGCCTCGATCTCGGCGCTCATGTCCGCGAGCCGTTTCGTCAATGACGCGAGGTCGCGTGAGCTTATCGACCCTTCGTCGAGCTTTTCGGCGATCAGGTTGCGCATCGCCACCAGGAGGCGGCGGCGATCCCCGGAAGCGGCGGCGTTGCTGACCCTATGGGACTTCGACGCGCTCTTCGAGCGAGGGGTTTTCGACGTTCTGGACACCAAGACGGCCTCCGTTCGAGTGTGGAAAAAAGCCCGGGGGAAAAACGGCGCTTTGCCCGTGGTCGCCCCGGCGGGGCCGGGTGGGGTCTACTCCCCACCCCCGAACCAGTCCGAGCATCGGATCGGCCCGGATTGGGTTGGCTCTGTGCGCTGTGGGGCTTTGCCCTGGGCGATGAGCTGGGCGACGCGCTCGCGCGCCCATGCCAGACTGTGCGTGCCTTTGATGGCGTTGCACCATCGGTGCGCGGGCCCGCTGTTGTCGTGCGTGAGCGTGCCGCCGCGCGCCAGGGCGATGGTCTCGTCCACGACGAAGCTGTATGGATGCGGTGCCTTGAGCTCGTAGTCGATGGGCCGATGGCAGATGTAGCAGTCGGCCCGCATGTGCCGCCACCGCTCGCGCTCGCGCCGGCGGCGATAGCCATTGCTGTACCGCGGATTGCCCACGCACGCCTCCAATCGAACGCCTGTACGGATCGACAGACTGCGCTCGCCGGCGGGAAGAAGAGGAAAGAACCGCCGGCGAGGCGTCTGTCTGTGGTGGTTTCTCGGGTGCCGCATACGCCGGTTGCGCACGGTGCCGGCGGCGGCTGGCGGATGGTGCGGGATTCGAACCCGCGAAGCATGAGGTCGGTTGTCATGCCTGCCCGCCTAGCAAGCGGGTGCCTTCGACCGCTCGGCCAACCATCCAAGGGGATCGGATACGAAAAAAGCCCATCCCCGATGGGACAGGCTTTTCCGATACTCCGATTACACGCGACAGCGTAACACGAAACCGTCTCACGTTCAAACGTCGCCGCCGTCGCGCTCGGCGCGATCCTGCGCGCAGGCCAACAGATCCATGATGTTCCACTCCCAATAATGCCGGTCGATGCGCCGCGTGGACGGCATCTTGCCCCGGCTGCGCCAGTTCGCCAAGTCCTTGCCCGTCACGCTCACACCCGTGTTCTCCCGCACCCATCGGGCGGCGTCGGCCTGCGTGCGCGTGATGTGCATGAGCCCCGCGCTGCGCAGGTACTCCAACCGCACGCGCTTCAAGTCGAGCCATGCGCCGCATTCGGGGCACACCGTATACCGCGCGGAGCGGGCGGCGTAGATCGGCGTGCGTATCGGCTCGTCGTCGTCCCCCTTCGTGTTCAGGCAGTTGGGGCATACGCCGACAAGACGGCGCTCGCCGGCGTGCGTGGTGGCGGTTTCGACCTTTTCCGATAGGCGGATCAGGTCGGCGTATAGGTCGCCGGCCGTGTCGAGTCGTGCGAGGTCGGGCATGTGGTGCAGCAGCAGGCGGGTGATGTCGGCCCATTGCATGAGGGTGCGGGGCCGGTCGTATCGGTCGTGGCCGATCGGTTTGACGCCGAGCATGCCGCCGGTGAGTTGCAGGTGCGTTTCCACTGCGGAGTACAGGGCTTGGGCGGCTTCGTTGACCGGCGGGGCCGCGTATGCCCTGTTGCCGTGGCGTGGCGAGCGTTCGCGGGTGGTGGCTTGTTTGTAGGCGATCTGTTGGAGGGCTGGCATGCCGGCCTTCAGGAGCCATGCGAGGCGTTTCGCCCAGTCCTTGACGCATTCCTTGCACAGGTTCGCGTCGCCGGCTGGTTTGCCGCAGGCCGCGCATGTTCGTTGTTCCATCATCCCCGCCCTTTCGCTGGTGCTATACTCGCTTGTTGGACAATGCGAGCCTCTGCCGAAAGGTGGGGGCTTTTACTTTCCCGAAGCCGTTCCCGACGTGGTGGATTGGCCGGGAACGGCTTGTTTTCAACGGTTTGCTGACTTTCCTTAACTTTCTCTTCTATTGTCGCCGATGCCGGCGGGTTTTTCCGGCGCGGATGCCGGGTGGGCTTGCAGGATGATGGCCTTCACCTCGTCGACGGGGATGCGCAGGGATCGCGCGGTCTCTTCCGGCGGCACACCCTTGCCTCGCCATTCCACGATGATCCTCCTGACGCCTTCGGTGACTTTCATCCCCTCGCCTCCTGCCGGTCGAGCCGTTCGCATGCGGAGTGCCTGGCGCACATCATGGCGACGCGGCGCATGCACTTGCGGATCGCGCCGTCGCAGGAGAGGGCGATGACGGTGAACCGGCCGAAGCATTCGGGGTGCGACACCCTCGCGGTGGGCGTGGCGGTGCCGCGCATGATGATGACCGGCCCGATCTTCCAGGCGGTGACGTTAACGTCGATGTCGATGTCGTTCATTCTCGTTCCTTTCTCGGCCGGCTCGTCCGGCCGTACTGCTTGCCGCCCCATATGCCCTGCAACGGGTAGCCGCTGATCCGGTTGTTATCGTCGGCAAAGGCGCGGCACTCGTCGATGACCGTGCATTGCCGGCATATGGCGAGCGCGGCCGCCTGTTCGTATGGTTTGCCGCTGAACCAGAGTTCGGGGTCGTGGTCGCGGCATGCGGCTTGATGTCTCCAGTTCATGGGCTATCGGCCGCCGTTGTAGGTGAAGACGATGCCGAGGCGTTTCATGACAAGTCCCTTTGCAGTGCGCGTTGGCCGGCCGCGGTGATGGCGTAGCGGCCGTATCCGACGTCTTCCGCGTATCCACGTGCTTCAAGGGACTGGTAGGTGCGCCGGTGATTGCCATCCGCAGGATAGGCGTCGCCGTGCCTGACAATCTGGAGCAGTGCGCTCTTTTGCGCGTAGGTGAGTCGCCGGACGCTCATTTCAACGCCTCCGTCCGCGCGGCAGTGATCGCCAACCACGCAAGCCGTCGATACTGCTCTTTCGCGTCAGGGTTCAACTTCGACCACAACGGCTCCACCTCCTCGAAGCCCATGCCCGACGTACCCGTATAGACGGCGAGCGCCGCCGCGTCGATCTCCCTATCGGTGATCTTGCGGCATACGCCGGCCCTGTACGCCTTGCGCGACGCGAGGCACTGGCCGAGACTGGTGATGCCGGTCGGGCGCTCGCCGTTGTCTGGGTAGGGGTAGCGTTCCTCGATCTCGTTGGTGATGATGCTCATCGTGTTCCCTCCATCGATTCGTATGCTTCAAGTACTTCCGTCAGGCAGCGTTCTTTGATGGAGGTCGTTTGGATCAGCGGGTTGTTTCCTTGCAGCGTGGCGTCGAGTTGTGCCTGGCGTATGTCGGCGAGCTGGGTTTCGAGCCATTGGTGGAAGCTCATCGTGGTTCCTTTCCTGTGTGGTCGTCGGCCCTTGTGGTGGTGTGCATGCTTACCAGTCCTTTTCGAGTTCTTGGCAGTCGGGGCAGATGGATGACGTGGTGTCGGTGAGCGTTGCGCCGCAGATCGCGCAGATGTT